CCTTGAATCGAGAGTCGGCAAAGTAAGCAAAGATATTAAAGAGGGCATAAAAGAAGCCGTAACCATAAAACTCCCTACTTTCGGAGCCCCTGCTCCAGTTGCGCCAACAATTAGCGACCTTGTTACATATATCAAAAAGGAGATTGGTTAATGAATTTAGGCGCGGTGCTTGCGTTGATTAAATTGGCCCAAGACGCAGGGATTACAGAACCGCTAAAACCAATAGCGAGAAAATTAACCATATCAATAGGTAAAACACCTCTTATAGTTCCTGTAGGTTTTGAACCAGTTACAAAAGAACTAGGCCGTGTAGGCCTTAGACCAAAAGGTTTGTAGTTGGTTATTTCAGCATTAGAACTATTGGGTTACTTTATCGCCTGGTCATTATTTTATTTTGGAATAAGTCATTATATCGCCAAATTATCAAAAGATAAGTGGGTCGAATGGGCGAAATCATCCGAGAGTGACGAAGACCTGTTAATTATTCTGGAACCGATCGTAGATGAAATAGAAGAACGAACCCACGGGATGCTTGAGAACTTTCAATCTTCTTTTTTTGGTTCCCTGGGTGCAGCATCTAAAAAAATGGATGAGGCTACAGGCCAAAGTACAATCAAAGCAATAACCAAAGACAACCCTATTATGGGGCTGGTTGCAGAAATGTTAATGAAAAGAAGCGGCTTAGAAGGGCTCCTAAACACCACAAAACAGCCCGAAGTAGGGGTAAAACAGCCCCAAAAGAACCCTAGACTAGGCCTAAAATAGCCAGAATAATATTACAATTACCCTTTTTACTAGGTACGTAGGTTTCTAGAACACTTTTTTTTCTTTTCTTTTCTTTTCTTTTTTATTGGAAATAGTAATATTATTATATAGGGGTTCCCTATTCTTGATGTGGAGAGATAAAATGCACAAGCACAACTTTAATGATACTGAAAAATGTATCTACTGTAAAAAAACATTTTCTGAACTAGTAGACGGTGCCACAGGATATCTTAGGAAAGACTGTATGGGAAAACAAGGTGCCGAAGAAATTGAAAAAGAAGCGTTAATAATTTACAAAGTTATTAAACTATTGAGGAATGATTAATGGGTAAAGTCGGAAAGACCTTCACCATTGACCATGAGCTCTATACCTGGTTAGCTAACCACGCAGAAAAAGAAGGAAAGAAAGAATCCTATATTATCAATGCTATGTTAACCAACCTCAAAAGACAGTATACAACCTGGACCTGTTCAGTATGTGGTGCATCTAATGGCCTTAAAAATAAAAGTTGTTACCAACTTACTGACGGTGTCTTCTGTAAAGGGGTAAAACCATAATGTCATACTATTGTCAATGTTGCGATTATCCAGTTCATAGGCGCGGTTCTAAAGGATGTATTCACTATAGGGATATAGCAAATGAATAACTATCAGAAAGAAGCTATACTAAGGTGCAAAAGGTGTGATCATGAATGGACAATCTATCATATACCTGGTAATCAGTATCCGTGTCCAGTATGTGAAGGTTATAAACCAAGTAGTTAAATAGAGAATTCCCCTAAGAGGGGCATGGTCAGACGTCGAGCCCGAGCCAGAAGAAAACCTTCTCGTAGTTTCGGAATAAATGTAATAGAAACGGGGGCCGCTTTGGCACTCCTGGAGCAAACAAATGCAGGTTCAGCAGCGAAGTCCTTTATTGCTGGAGATATTAACACAGGTTTGACTACTTTATCCAAGTCAGCTAAGTCAAATAAGCAAGCAATCACTAAAACTTTAGTGGGTGCGTTCTTGGCTAAGGCTGCAGTACGTTCCTTTTCTCGAGGTTCGCCAATATTGGCCAGTCTCGGGCCCATAAAAATCCGCGCTATGACACCAGTCAAAGACGCGTTTGGAGGATAAAATACCTATGTCAATTGTCGTAACACGTACGAGTGCAGCGTTAAGCGCAACCACATCGTTCCAAAGCATGACCAGTCAGTTCGCGAGTTCTGGCCTAAGTTTAGTGGTTCCAACTGGAGTATCGCAAATTTCGAGCATCTCAATGGGTGTCAGTAGCGTTGGGACTGGAGCGGATTTCTGTTCAGGTTTCAAATTAACGGGAACAGCACTCCAAGAAGGAGATGCAACCTTTATGGGACCTGCGATCGCACAGGCCGCAAGTGGTGGTACTGGAGTAGCTAACTGTGTTACACAGGAAAAGACCGCCTTGGGAGTCACGAGCGGAAATACTTTGGACATCCAATTAGCTGTCACAACGGCCGCCACGATTGACGCAAGCTGCACAATCCAGTTTGAATAAATTTAACCATGCCTGAAGGTGTTGGTTATGGGCCGCAATATACCGCTTCAACTGGTTCAAGTCTTAATGTAATTGGTAAATGGTTTTATGCATATAGCGGAGACATCCCCGCTACAACTGGATTGGTTGAAAAATTAAACTTTACAACTGGTAAAGGTGTACATGTAGGAACTCTCCAGTTTAATGGTTCTGCTAATGATGCTGCTGCATCTCAAGGTGATATCAGTGTTTGCGTTATTCAGTTAAACGGGATAACAGTATCTACGTTAAAAGTTGATACTGAAGACAGCTATAACGGACTGACTACAGTGACCCAAGAATTATTATTACCTCCATTCACCCTGGTTCAGTGTTCTGTAATATCCAGTGCTAACGCAGCAGATCGCAACGCGTCATTAACTTTTAGTGGTAAGATATACTAATGACACTTTCGACGGGGCCGAGCCTCAACTTCTTTGGGGATCATATGTTTGCCTGGAGTGGTTCAGAATCATTAACCGCAGGTGGCACTACCTTACTGGACTTTATCTCTCCTAACAGGTTTTATTCCGTTGTCACTAACGTCTCATTCGATTATAGCGGATGTTCTGCAGGTGATGTGTTGTCCTGGACTGTTCAGGGCAATCAAGAAGCCCTCCACGTTAGCAAATTTATTATCATAGATGCTGGACTCGGGCCCCAATTCCCAAACTTATACTATACGATACCACCCAATACAGGGATAAAACTCCTGGCTGTAGGTCCTACAGGGTCCATGACAGTTGTCCTGGAAGGAAAGGAAGTGCAATAATGCCCAAGTATTGCCCTGAGTGTGGAACCAGATTACCTGGTGCTGGTCCTGTTATGCCATTAGGACCTGCATTTGAACGCAAACCACGTAAACGTGCACTAACAGCCTGGAACAGATTTGTTAGAGCGAATTCCAAGAAGCCACGTTTTGTGTATCGTAACGGTAAACTAAATCTTAAGAAAATGGCAGTAGCGTTCAGGAAAACCCCTGCAGGTAAAAAAAAGAGGCGCTAATGGCCTACGAAGCGGTACCCATAGACGTAGAGCTCCAGAAAGTAACATCTCTTGAACGTGACGCTTTATCAAGATACAAGATTCATGAAAATATAAATACATTTTTAGCCAATGAAAACGTACCCGTTGTTATTGGTGGATTTATTGCAGGTTTTCTGGGTGTTAAATTGGCAGAAGATATTATCACAGACCTTGAATCGAGAGTCGGCAAAGTAAGCAAAGATATTAAAGAGGGCATAAAAGAAGCCGTAACCATAAAACTCCCTACTTTCGGAGCCCCTGCTCCAGTTGCGCCAACAATTAGCGACCTTGTTACATATATCAAAAAGGAGAT